GAGATACTATTAGATGTAGTGCCACACTAATAAAAAGAAAAGCAAATCACGTAGTATATCAGTGTGTAATTACAAAAGATTCAGTAAAATGTGCTTCAGCCACCATAGGTCTTACAGCAAAGCAACTTTAACCGTCAAAACATTCGTTTGACACTCAAAATTAGCCGTTGACATTAGATTTTTAATGTGTTACTATAACTACAAATTATCACGGAGACAATTATGAGTTTAGAATGGATAGCAGTTTTTTTTATATTTGTTGTATTAAATACAGCATTGTCATACAGAGCTGGCAGAAAGGAAGGACAATTTTTGGGAATGGTAGATTTAGCCATTTTTTTACAAGATAAATCTTTGCTTAAAGATAAACACAGTATATTAGGATATGAATCTTTACCTAATATTGTAAAGATGTTATTAGAAAACCCAAAGAAAAGTAAGGAAGAAGCACACTAAATGGCTAGAAGGAAACGCAACAAAGAAATATACTTGATGCCAGAGCCGAATTGGTTAAGTATCAACAACCTCAAAACCGAAGAAGAGAAATTAAAACTCTGCAGAAATTTTGAGTATTTCGTACATTATGAGATTCCTGATAAAAAGGCCGGAGCCACAATTTTTACTTGGCTAGAAAAAGATAGTGGGTTAGATAAAAATTTAATTAAAAAGTTAAAAAAAGTGCCTGATGTTTGGTTTGCCTCGTTTGCTAAACATACATTTATATGGGTCAAAACTCAAGGATATATGCATCCTGATGTTAGGGCACACTTGTTAAGCAAGATTCCTGCACTAGAATACAAAGCAAAAACAATCATAGAAGAAAAAGAAATTAAACAGGCTGATGCTAAACCTAAAATTAGTATACAACAACGTATGCGTGAACAAGTATCAACATTGTGTGGAACTTGGGACGGCATACTTGATGAAACTTTAGAACATGCTGGTGATTTTAAATCATTTGATCCTTATACCGAAATGAGAGTCTACGCAGGTGGTGTTATAAAGCCTAATCATGCAAAAATTGTAAAGGATATGTATTTAGGCGAGTATGCAGAGGCACAGGAAGTTGCAGAATGGAAAGACCCGGACATTAAAGAAGCATATAGTCATTTTTCTGCAAAACAACGTAAACTATTATTAGAATTCTATGAAAAAATCAATAAAGCATGTGATACATTTATTGAGACAGGCAAAGCAACTCGTAAACCTCGCAAACCAAAAGCAGTAAGTCGAGAAAAACAAGTTGCAAAACTAAAGTACCAGCAAAATTGTCCTGAATTAGGTATTGCAAGTATAAATCCTGCAGAAATTATAGATGCTACTGAAGTTTGGGTTTACAATACCAAAACTAGAAAACTAGGGGTATATAAAGTTGAAGGCTTACAAGCAGGTATGTCAGTTAAAGGTACTACTATACAGCACTTTGAAGCAAGTAAGAGTGTTCAAAAAACATTGCGTAAACCAGCAGAGCAACTAAAATTGTTTAAAGGCACAGCAAAAACAAAATATCAAAAAGCATTTGCAGATATAAATGCAGTTGAAATTAAACTAAACGGACGATTAAACGATACTACAATCATACTTAAAGCCTTCTAAAGGCAAAAAGTGATAAATAGTAGTATGGCAACAAGAATAGATCAAGTAGGTTACAATAGCAGAAACGAAATAATTGACGAAATTTCGTTGCGTCTTGCAGACGGAATGGTAGATGTTGAACTAGACAGAGACCATTATGATATTGCTATAAATAAATCTATACAAAAATATCGTCAGTTAAGTTCAGGTGCTGTTGAAGAAGCAGTTATTTTTATTCAAACTCAACCTGCTGTTACAAAATATACTTTACCAGATGAAGTTATAGATGTAAAACGTTTATACAGAAGAGGTATTGGTACAAACAGTGGCGGCGGTACTAACTTTGATCCGTTTGATGTTGCATTCAATAATATGTATATGCTACAGGCAGGACAAGTAGGTGGTTTAGCAGTATTTGATGCATTTGCACAATACAAAGAAACTATCGGTCGTGTATTTGGTAGTGAATATAACTTTACATTCAATAGGAATTCAAAAGAATTAAGCATTCTTCGTAATGTCAATCATGGCGAAGATATTGCTGTAGGAGTTTTTAACTTTATACCTGAAAGTGTACTTATAAAAGATGTATATGCCGCTGAATGGCTTAGTGCTTATGCATTAGCACAATCTAAACTTATGCTAGGTGAAGCAAGAAGTAAGTTTGGTAGTGGCTTACCAGGCCCAGGTGGAGCAGTTACTCTTAACGGCGATGCTCTTAAGGCAGAAGCACTAAACGAAATCGAACAACTAATTACTGGCATCCATAATATGGAAGAAGGTAATTCACCGTTAGGCTTTGTAATGGGCTAATGAATTTTTATAAAATACCTGAAACTATACCTCTACAAGATCCAATAGATCTTTCCAAAGAACTCTTTAGTAGAAGTTGGGATAATTTTGACGGCGACATTGACCAATTTAATGGTGACCCAAAAAATAATTTTACAATGTATGCTCACAATGGTGGGTTGATACAGATTTGGAAACCGGGCATTGTTAGAAAATTACTTAAGGTATTTACTAAAGCACTTAAATTACCAATATACCAATTTGGAATAGTGTATACTCCTGCACATGGTACTTATGCATGGCATAGTGAACACAGTGAACATGTAGATACTGCACCAGAAGGATTTCGAGACATAGTTTTAGTGCGTGGACAACTTAGACGTAATGTAGCAATAAATTTTAAATTGCTTGACCATGATTTATCTGAAAGTAAAATTATGTGGGCAAAGAGAAGCTCGACAGTTACAGATATATTAAAAAGGCATTACCCTAAAGTTAGTGGTGTTGGTAATACATATGATTTAAGAAGCAATACATATGATACTAACGAAGGCATAAAAATTAGATTAAGTCATAGTTATATTGAAGATGAATCTTTAATAGAAGTTGAAAATGAGTTATATGATATGGAAGTACCTACATTGATAGATACTGCCAAGTTCCATAAAATAGATAATACTAAATGTCCCCATGATAGAATGATGTCTTCTGTGTGCTTACACCCAGATCATCAATTCACCATGATTCAAAAATTATTACAATACTCTACACAATAGAAATAAGTAAGTTGACAAGTACAACTATATGTTGTACAATATACAAAACACATTGGAATACAGATGATTATAGGTTTAACAGGATTCATAGGCTCGGGTAAAGACACAGTAGCAAATATGCTATGTGACGTAGGAGCCACACAAGAAAGTTTTGCATCTCCATTAAAAGATGTTTGTGCAAGTGTATTCGGTTGGGAAAGACACATGTTAGAAGGCGATACAATAGAGAGCAGAGACTTCAGAGAAACTCCAGATATGTTTTGGACTCGTAAACTTGGTATAGATAATTTTACACCTCGCCTAGCATTACAACTAATAGGCACAGATATAATGCGTAACCATTTTAATTCTGACATTTGGATTAGCAGTATGGAATATAGATTAAGGAAAAGCAATAGTAACATTATTGTTGTGAGTGATGCTAGATTCCAAAATGAATTAAACTTAATTAAAAGTATGGGCGGTAAAGTGCTAACAGTAGTTAGAGAAGACCTTCCAGAATGGCATGATGTTGCAGTAAAGGCCAATCAAGGAAGTGTACCAGCCAAGCATACAATGAACACTAGATTTAAATCTGTACATGCAAGTGAATGGAGTTGGGTAGGATTTGACTTTGATGCAGTATTAGATAATACAGGTTCATTGGATAATTTAGAAACACAAGTACATTCCTTTTATAATTCTATAGTAGATAAAGAACTACAAATAATTTAAAAACTCCGTATTTATCAAATTCTCTAAAATTGTGAGTTCTACTTTTCTAATAATACCTTTTATTACACTTTTGATAAATAGATATACAGAATTATTAGAAATAGTTCATATCAAGGAGAAAAGACTATGGTAAATTTAGTATCACCTGGCGTAAGCATTAGTGTAAGCGATGAATCGTTTTACGCGGCGGCTGGTACCGGAACAGTTCCTTTGATCGTTATTGCAACGGCTCAAGATAAAACTGCTCCAGACGGTACAGGTACTGCATCAAATACAACTAAAGCAGAATCAGGAAAATTAAAACTTATTACAAGTCAACGTGAGTTACTCCAAACATTTGGTAACCCATTGTTTTATAGCAGTGGTAGTAATCAATTAAATGGGTATGATCTCAACGAATACGGTTTATTAGCGGCACACAGTTTCTTAGGTTTGGCAAACAGAGCATATGTTCTGAGAGCAGACGTTGACTTAGGTCAATTATCAGCATCTTCAACTGCACCTACAGGAACAATAGCAGACGGTTCTTATTGGTTAGACACAGCAAGTTCATTGTTTGGTCTCAGAGAATGGGATGGTTCAAAGTGGGTTAAAAAAGGCGTATCAGTTGTAGATTCAAACAACGTTGACAGTGGTACAGGCGGACCGAAAAGAGCATTTGGCCTTAATGGCGATTATGCTGTAGTGGGTAACACTACATCAGGTACTGCTACAGATGTTAAGTACTACGAAAAATTTAGCGATAACTGGTATCAAATAGGTACTACAAGTTGGGGATCTACTACAAGTAGTGACTTCCAATTCGGTAGCCACCTTGCTGTTCCAAGTAAGCAAAGTGACGGCGTAACGAATTTAAGTTCGGGCGACGTTTACGTTCAAACAACTACACCTAATTCAGGTGCAAGTTTAAGTGTTAAACTTTATAGTTCTAGCACAAAAGCATTTAGTTCAGTAAGTGCTCCATTATATGCAAACACTGATGCGGCTTATAACACAATAGGCTTAGCAAATGTTTCAGTTGGAAACCTAATTGCTGAATTTAATAATGCAGATACAGAAGCAGAATTAGTACTAAAAAGACACAACGGCAAGAGCTCAGTTGTTGCTACTGGTACTTCATTAGCATCAACATTTGATGCTTCTGGTAATGCAAACGTACAAGTTGTTTATAACGGTACTACAGTAAACGTAGCCATTAGTGCTACAATTAGTGGTAACGCCAGTGCCGCAACTGCAGAAGATGTTGTTTTTGATATCAACAGTGGTTTAGCAGGCGCAAGTATAACAGAATTAAGTGCATCTTTAGGTACTAATGATAATGTTCTTTTAACATCATCAGTAGGTAGAGATATTGCTGTAAACAGTTTACATTCCGACTTCGGACCAAGTACATTAGGACTTGCCACCGGTGGAGCAACTGTAAATAAAGTATACAGTAATTTTGAAGCACTAAGTTATGAAGCAAGTAAGACTCAAATCACAGGCGTATTAGCAGAAGGTTCATTCTGGTATGATAGTGCAGTTACTAAAACTAACATTGACATATTAGAAAATGATACCGCTAATGGCTGGGTTTCCTTTAGTAAGGACTTCCAGGTAGCAAGTACGGCTCCAAGCACACAAAGTGATGCCGGATCTTTAGTTGCTGGTGATTTATGGTTAGATTCAGATGATACTGAGGCTTTCCCTGCACTTTATAAGTGGAGTGGAACTGCTTGGGGTGGCGTTGATAACACCGACCAAGTAACAGCAGACGGTGTTATTTTTGCAGACTTTAGACAGTCAAGCTCATCTAGTTTAGATGCTGACGCACCTGCAAATACAAGTTACCCTCAAGGTATTATTGGATTTAACAAACGTGCTAGTGCTGGTAACGTTAAAGAGTGGAAGATCAATTACACTCCAAGCGGAACTAACATTGGTAATGTCTGGGTAGACGCAAGTATGAACAAGAACGATGGTAGCATGTATGGTTTAAGAAAAGCCACACACAATTTAGTTAAAACTAAAATGCAAGGTGCTATTACTAGTAATGATGACATTAGAGCTGAAACAAACTCTTTCAACATCATTACCTCTCCTGGTTTCCCAGAAATGTTAGACGAGATGATAGCCTTGTCCGCAGATAGAAGAAACACCGCTTTCGTAGTTGGCGATACTCCATTTAGACTTAAAGCAGATGCAACAAGTTTAACTAATTGGGCTACCAATGCCGGCAATGCTAGTGAAAACGGCGAAGATGGACTTGTTTCAAGTTCACCATATGCCGCAGTTTACTATCCAAGTGGACTGTCAACAAACTTAGACGGAACTAACGTAGTTGTTCCTTCATCACACATTGCATTAAGAACACTTGCATTTAGTGACCAAGTTGCTTTCCCATGGTTTGCGCCAGCAGGATTCCAACGAGGTTTAGTAAGCAATGCAACTAGTGTAGGTTACGTTGATCCAACTTCAGGTGAATTTACACCAGTAACATTAAACGAAGGTCAAAGAGATACATTGTATCAAAACAAAGTCAATCCAATTGCTTCTTTCCCAGGAAGAGGTTTATCGGTATTTGGACAGAAAACTTTGAACCCAAGTGCTTCTGCATTAGACAGAATCAATGTTGCTAGATTGGTTACATACCTAAGAGAAAGACTTGACGATATGGTTAAGCCATTCATCTTTGAACCAAACGATGAAGTTACTAGAGCAAATGCTAAGTCTACAGTTGATGGATTCTTAGAGCAGTTGATTATTCAAAGAGGTTTATTTGACTACATCACAGTATGTGACGGTACAAATAACACTCCTGCTAGAATCGATAGAAACGAATTATACATTGACATTGCTATACAGCCTGTCAAAGCAGTAGAGTTCATTTATATTCCGATTAGAATTCAAAACACTTTGGGTCAAACAGCAGAGTAATATAAACTCACAACAATAAAAAGGCGTCTTTTAGGCGCCTTTTTTTTATCTGATTAAAGTATCTTTTAATTATTTGCCACTCTTTTTGATAAATAAGTATAACGAAAAGTCAGTTATAGTAAATGACTTTCGAGTAATTAGGAGAAATTACATGGCAGACTCAAATGCAATATTAAAAACTAAGAGTAAATTTGGTGTTCCAGTAACATCAGATGAAGCCGGCATTTTAATGCCTAAACTGAAATTCAGATTTAGGGTATCATTATTAGACGGGTTCGGTGGTTCAACTGAAACTAAAAAATTCACTCAAAACGTTATGAATGTGACTCGCCCTAAAATCAATTACGAAGAAGTAGTTATAGATAGTTATAACTCTAAAGTTTATGTACAAGGTAAACATGCTTGGGATCCTATCACAGTAGTAGTCAGAGATGACATTACTAATAGTGTTTCAAGAATTGTTGGTTCTCAGAACCAGAAGCAGTTAAACCACTTTGAACAAACATCACCAGTTGCTGGAACAGACTATAAATTCAATATGCAAATTGAAATCTTAGATGGTCAAAGTTCAAACGCAACTGAAGTATGGAATTTAGAAGGTTGTTTTTTAACCAACGTAGACTACAGTGATACAGACTATGCTACTAACGAACCAGTAACCGTTTCAATGACAGTTAGATATGACAATGCAATTCACATGAAAGGCACAAGTGATATCGTAGGCAGTTTAGAACCAGGTAACCCATTCGGCGAAGAGGCTGGACAGAATCCAGGTTCTAGCACTAACACCGGTGCGTAATAGGTTTTAAGGTATAATAGTAACAAGGGAAAAATAAATGGCAGATCAAAGTTTTTCTGATCGAATCGTATCCACCTTTATGTATAATGGTGCTCAGATTCCAAGGAAAAGTAATGGATTGGTACCGAATGAGTACTATTTGCGAAATTATCAGAATGCTGATAGTTTTAAACCTAAAAATACTCCCGTACGTCAAAAATTCAATGGTTACGTCAACTTTACTTTTAATAGTAAGGTTGACGTGGACCAGGCAATTAGCAAAGATAGTGAATTTAGAAATAGATTAAGCAGTCTAGTTAGGGCGGCAGAATTTCCTTCTGCAGAATTTAGTACAGACGTAAAGAACCAGTATAATAGGAAACGAGTAACAGTAAATGGTGTACAATTCAAACCAATCACAATCACGGCTTACGACACAGTAGATTCAATGTGGGTAATCCTATTGATGAAAATGTATGCACATTTATTTCAAGACCCTTTAAATAAATATGACACTAGCACTGAACCAGCAACACCAAACGCAATACCGTATGATGTTATACCACAATCAGTAGCATCAGGTTCGCAAAATGAAAGTGCAGGTGGAGGGTTTAATAGACCTTTTGATAGTAATAGAGCTGGATTAAATCTATTACCAGGAGATGAGCGTAACTTTATAACTTCATTGGACGTGGTGCAATACCATGGACAGAAAGCAACAAGGTTCACACTTTTTAATCCACTAATAACAAATTTCACAATTGAAA